GTGATTTAAGCCGAAAAAATCATAAGCGAATAACCCTTCATTTTGTTGTTGTTCTGGGCGAAGGTAACTTAAATAAAGAGGAGTGCGAGGCAAAAATAGTATATTATGCAGAGAGACTCAATATGAATATTGTGCCTCACATCTATAATATGAAGGATTTAATAAAAGAATTCCACTAATATCAAAATGTCGCGTGAGGATTGAGTTTTTTATTTTCAAAAGTGAGGGAGCATGCTCCCTCAAATTATAACATTCAAATACAGATATTATTCCGTTTCTATAAATTAATATGACAAGAATCAAGACCTCCTTGCTGTTCAGCTTCGTATTAAACGCTCCATGCATCGAGTTCGACCTCGATTTCGTCGTCAATTTCAATACTAGATACTTCACGATCAAGGTATTTCCGCGCTTCAATTCGGTACTGGACACTGCGCCTGTTATACCAAGCCGAAAATTCAAGTGACCATCCAGCTCTTCCAGGATGTTCAAATTCCGCGTTGCTTTCTGCCAGTCGTTCAACCATGTAATCAGCTCTAGTCAGCGCGCACTCACGGATATATCCGCGCAGTTGGTGTTTGAGCCAATATGGACTTACCTTAGAATCACAATGTTTTTTAAACTTAACTTCCCATCGGCGGATGCAGCTGCATTAAGTGACTTGCTCATTATACAGTTCCTTGATTTGCATTAATTAATTTATGTTCATCGATAATTTCAGATGCCTCAGCGAACGCCAGGCCACCCAGGATAATAACGCCCGTGTCACTAATCCCGGCCTGGCTTACCCGCTCCAGAAGGCGGCGTGCTTTTTTCACGCTGATCTCCGGCGCGATTACGCTGCGGGTCACTTTTTTCTTGCCCAATGCGGCAGCGGCTACTTTATCCTGCTGCAGAACCTTACCGGCTTTTTCGCCGTGTTCTTTAACGCGATCGACAGCAACATCAACGGAAACGGCACCGGATTTTACTTCCTGCTGTACGTCGTGATTTGCAGTGCTCAGGGTCAGCAGCTTTTCTACTGTAGGGATCGATTTATTCACCAGTTTCGCGATTTCAGAGGTAGTCAGATTGAAAGTGGTAGCCAGTTCCTGAATAACCCCGGCCTGCTCAACCACCGAAAGAGGCAGCTGGTTGTTACTCGTCATAATGCGAGCCAGGCGCTGAACGTCGTTACCCAAAAATGGCATGACATGGATGCGGTCTACCGGCTTGCCTGCTTCAAGGCAGCGAGTGTAACCACGGTGGCGGCGATGACCTTCAACAATCCACACGCCACCCTCATCACGGGCGATGACCTCCAAGGGAGGTACGGTGCCGCCGTTCATGAGATATTGGAAAAGGTCATCATCGGCCAGCCGCGTGCGATAGTCGTCCTCGCGCTTGTTGAATCCCTCGCGAACATGGATATCGCTCAGACTGATAAACATCCCCGTGTCGGTGCGTTTGATAACGCCACCTTTGATCATCTGCTTGAATGAGTTAGACATTTAATTTTCTCCCTTTACCAGTTCATTCCATTTTTTAAACAGCAGTTCGCGAGCTTTTTCTTTCGAACCAGGCGCGTATGCTGTACCGATGCTGTAGTGGCCTACGCAGCGGATTTCCGCCCTGCCCGACCAGCGCCCCTCCCGGGCAAAATACTCAACCGTTTTTCCGCACGTAGGGCATTTTGGTAAAGCGATCATTGCGCAGCCCCGTAAAACGCAAGAACGCGGCGCATTGCCGAACTTTTTCGGCACTCTGTACAAATCACATTGCGTGACGCGTCGTAGGGCAGCATAAATTCCGGCGCTTCGGTTTCTTCTTCGGCGATCTGACGTGCTTTCCCCATTTCTTCACGCCAGGCCCGGTATGCGTTTTCATTTAAAAAAGCTACGTGCTTAGGCGTGCGGTACAAGCCGCCAAGATTCACCGCCGCATTGAAATAGCGCTGCGCTGTACGGCGAGAAATACCACCGAAAGCTGCCGCTTCATCGAGCGTCAGACGACCGCGTTCAAGCACCAGATTTAGAATTTTTTCCGGCAGGTCGGTTTTAAGTTTGTTAGCCATAAAATTTCCCCTTGTTGAATTTTCAGTTAAACACCCGAAACCCGCGAAGGTCGCCCGCACGGTAATCGGTGTTTTCGTAACTCGATTGATGCACACCCTGACCGTCAGCAAGGCTGTGCGCGCATAATTTCAGCGTCAGTTCGTCCCACTTTTCGCGCAGCTTGCCGGGGCTTAGAACGTTACGGCACCAGAACGGATCAGCCTGAACGCGTTTAAACAGGTCGCAGATTTGGCGATGGGTGCGCCCGTCGATTGTGCGCATCAGCCGGATTTCGTTTGCCCAGGCGTTCCAGTTCGGTTCTTTCGGGCGTGCTACCTCCCCGTCAGTCTCTGCAGCTTTTTCGTAAAGCTGGCGGATACGGCCAAAAATCCATTCAGCGCACTGGCGGTCCTCCGGTGTTCCCCACTTGCTTTTCGTTGAGGCGTTTTTTTGTTCAATGGATTCGCCGTCTAGGGATTCGCCAGAATTCCCGGACGAAGAGATCTGTTTTAATGATGGATCTGTAGTTACTGACGGATCGTGTCCAGATTCTGAACCCTCAGAACCCCGTTTTTCGCCGTTTTCTGGACGTTCAGAACCTGAACATTCAGAATTTGAAGGTTCAGGTTTTGGACGTTCAGAAACTGAACCCTGATAACTTGCTGCGGCCTGACGCATTTTTTCGGCATTCAGGGTGTACAGGTTGGTGGCACTGCGCTGCCCTTTACGGCGCTCTGTTCGAGTCAGCCAGCCGTCTTTTTCCAGCTGCGTTATCGCTGTTATGACAGTGCTACGCCCCGCACCCAGTTGGCGCGCAATCGTATCGACTGAGGGCCAGCAAACGCCCTCATCACTACTGAAATCAGCGAGCCGTGCCATGATCAGCAATTTGATGCCCTTCACACCGTGGGCGGCACAGCCATCCCACACCCAGGCGGATAATTTCACGCTCACAACTGGACCTCACTAAACTTCCGTTCAAACTCTTTACAGCTCAGTTCGCATAAGCCCGAATACCCCTGTCGTAAGAAAGTCACACGGGCATGCGTCCGGCTGACCAGAGTTACCTCACGTCCACGAACGTCCTGGAATTTCTGGCCTGGCCGATATTCAGCGCCACGATCTGCAGGTGCGTTTGCCGCGTTACGCTGGAGAACGCTCTTCATGCGATTTAACAGCTCCTGTTTTTTGAGCATGGCGACCACCGTCTTAATGAAATTTGGGGGATTCGGTTAGGGTGCTGACCTGCAACTGCCGGTAAAGCGCATCAACCGCTTCATCATGGGCATCAATCGCTTTACCCAGCGCGTCCTGGGCGGCCAGCAACGCGCGGCGCTCCAGCGTGTCGTAAATGCTCAGGCGGTGACGAATGCCCCGCGGCAGCACGGCCAGAACTGCTGGCAATAGCTGGCGAATTTTTTTACGCTGCTGCACGGTTTCGCCTTTGATCCAGCGGTGGAAAATATTCTGCTGATTAGCCCAGGAATTCCCGGCCACCAGCGGCAGCGAGCCACCACCCAGACGCAAATATTCAGCAGTGATCATCTCTGCTGCGTGAGCTTGGCCAACTTCTGCCGCCCAGGCCAGCAGGACGCATTCAATGTGTTCGTGTTTGATTTCCATTAATCACTTTCCTTGTGAGTTGAAGCGGTAATATCTGGAATACCGCTGGTTGGGTTTGGGTGTAAATCCGGTCGCAGTTCGTGAGGAGTAACGCCAGTAATTTTAAAAATCTGGATTATCCGCGCGGAGGGTACACGCCCCTGATAACGGTGGATCCAGCGACTCAATGACGACGGTTTGATGTTGAGGGCTTCAGCAAGCTTGCGTTTGCCCCCAGCAGCTGTGATTGCTTTGTCTAAGCCTGACATTAAGAACTCCAGTTTAGCCTTTGGATAATTATTATTGAGCTAATGGCTAACTATTGTCAACTGCCTGAGGTTTTTAATTATCTAGCCACTGGCTTACAATTAGCCTTATGAATACAACCGACGTTAATGAAATGACCGAACCGCAGAGTACGCCGCTTGCTAACCGGCTCAACGAGCTGATGAAGACTAATCACTGGTCGCGCGCTGATATGGCTCGCATTGCAGAAGTAAGCCCTACATCAGTCACGAACTGGTTTAAGCGAGGGACGATCAGTAAGGAGTCCGCAACCAAGCTGGCCCAGGCGGCCAAAACCTCACTTACCTGGGTGCTTACGGGTGCAGAAGAGAATGGAGGTGCATTTTCAGCGGATGAATTGGAACTTGTTGAAACTTATAGAGAATTACCACCTATAGAAAGGCGCAACATGTTAGCAGCCTTTCAAATGCGGCTGCAGCAGCTAAAGGATTTTTACGCAACTTATGCTGATCCAACTACCAGGCAAAAATAAATCCTAAATAAAATCAAATGAATACCGCCACATGGCGGTTTTTTTTCGTCTTTTTTATTATCCTATGGTTGATTTTATTTAGCCATTAGCTCACCATGATTTCATCTTAAGCACATCGGTGCGGCAGGTAAAACGTTCCGCGGCCCGGCGATAAGGGCATCGACAGCACCGCCGGTTATAGTCGCCACAGGGCACCGGCATTGCACCTTAAACCCGTTTGAAGGAGTGAGACATGAAAATTATTGCACATGGAAAAGTGTCCATCAGCGCCGCAGTTTCAACTGCAGAGCTTGCACTTGCCGCCGGGGTTAGCAGCGTCACCATTAAATGCGCGCCATCTCCCTTGGTGCCTGTGCTGACCGCTATCACACTGGCTTATTGCCCGGTTGCAGAGTGTTGTGAGTGTGATGCCAACCCTTGCCCTTTTGAGCGCAAAGCGGATGGCAAGGTTTTAAAGGTCCAGGCCACATACGATCAGGCGGTTCGCAACCTTGAGGCAGCAGAAGAAAACCTGCGTAGGGCTGCAGCACATGCTTAACATGAAATCTGTTCGCGACCGCATTAACTCCATCTTGGTTAAACAGAGCATCGCAGAATTTTGCGGTGACTCAAAAATGCTGGAGGAGGTAAAAATCGAAAAGGCCAAAATTATCGCTGAGGTGGCTCTTAATGACACCGTCATTCGTTCTCGTTTTAACACTCTGCTCCAGTGGCACTGATTGCACTGAGGCGGTTAAAGAAGTTTATGCCTCGCAAGCCCAATGCGATCGGGCAATTTATGAGGAGCGTATTTTTAACGCCAATTGTTATTTAGTTCAGCCAGATTTTCACGAATCAATTATTAAGGTGGGTTCTGGCTCAAATTAAATTTATTCTCTCGCCCAAAATAGCGATAAATAAAATGGAACAGAAACATTGTGCGCATTGTTTAAAGCGCAGGGATTCGTGCGACCTAAGCGCACGGGATATCAAACGTTATAAAAGGTTTGAAACCCTTCATTTTTGCAAAGACTCAGACTGTTATCTGAAATACATAAAGGCCCGACGGTCTCTCTCGCAAATTTAAAGAGTTCAAAGCAACATCCTAAATTATTCACGCAAACATTAGTGAGATTATTATGTCTGTAGAACTGAAAGTATATGGCGGCGCTCTTTTTGTAAAAGATAAGGCACTCAAAGA